CGGCGTCGGATCAGGCGTGCTTACGGCTTGGTCAAATAGTTGTCGGTCGGTGATGGTGTTGCCACCGCCACCGTCAGCAGGTTGCGTGCTCATGGTTGCTCCTGGGCCGTATCGTGGCCTATACGGAAACGCCCAACTATCGCGTGGACGATGCGAGTGCGGGCCTTTGGTGCGCGGCCCGTGCGCCTGCCTGTGTCGTCGGCAGTTACGAAAGCAATTCCAATAGAAGCGCGATCTCGTCCTCGTCCTCGTCGGGCGGGGATCGCAGCACGGTTAGCGGCGGTGTCGGCACATCGGCCATCAGCCCCGGCACCGGGGGCACCTCGGGCGGTGGCAGCACCGGCGGTATTACCGGCGGCTCAACCGTGACGCCAAGAGCCTCAAGAAGATCCTCTAGCTCCTCCTCGCGCTTGCGCTTGCGCCGCTTGCGGATCATCCGCCCGCGGCTAGCGCCACCGGCGTAGCCCCCAACCGGCGGCTCCACCGGCGGCTCGATCGGCGGTTCCGTTGGGATCGCCGGTCGTGTCAGTGCCAGCAGCAGCCCGATGGGCGTGCGAGCCGTTGCCGCCGGCGGCGTTGTCGTCACACCCGACCGTGTCAACGCCAGTAGCAACCCGATCGGGGTGCGGGCGGTGCCGGTCGGCGGTGGCGTCGTCGGTGTGGCCGGACGTGTCAGCGCCAGCAGTAACCCAAGCGGTGTGCCGCCGCTGGTGGTTGGTGGTGGTCCGCTGCTAGCCTTGAATGCGTTGAGGGCCAGCAGCATGAGTTGCCCTCTAGCGCAGCCGGATGCGCGGCCTTCGCGTGCTCACATCGGTCTCGGGCTCAGGCTCGGGCTCGGCGGCGTCGTTGAAGTCTATCATCGCCTGCCAGCGCGGCGGCACCGATGCCCCAGAGGGAGAGTATGTGTTCGGATCCCAGATCGTAAACGCCGACTGGCCCGCTATCTGGTATTCGCTGGGAAACTCAGCACCGCTGGCAAATAGATACTCAAAGTTCTCAACTTCGAAATCTGTGATACTTGAATGCCACTTGGTCGCCCGCTGGAACGCTGTTCCGTAAGACGGTACTATGTCGTAACTCATGATGCCGCCTACAGCAGTCCCAGGCATCGCGGACGAGTCCACGTTGAGCGTGATTGTGGTCGGTGTCGCTGACAACACTGTGTAACTGTTACCGTTTAATGCTGTCAGGCCAGTGACGCCACTGATAGTTACGGTCATCCCCGCTATGGCCGCGTTTATTGTTGACTTGGTATAAATATTCCCCGTCGTTAGGGTCAGAACGGTAGTCGCGCCCTTAGCAATGCTGGTGATGCTGAGTAAGCTCGCGCTCCAATCGTCCGGTGAAAAGCCACCCTCATAGAAGGTAACGCCTACATTGTAGGTCGCGGCAAAGGTCGCGAAAGCATCGACCTGAGTGTAAAACTGTGGCAGGCAGTAACCGCACTGAAGAAACACCCCATCCCATATCCCGCAGCCGCTAAGATAATTGGCGAGGACTGCATCCTTCGCCGCCCCCGGAGATGCCGCCACCCATTGATGGCACATAACCGGAAACGCTGGTGTAAACCAGTAAAATGAACTGAAATAGCTGGCATAACAAAGATGAGTGGCCCAATTAGAAAACGCGCTACCTCCCTGGCTGACGTAATAGGCCGATGTTATTCTCTCTGTTATTCGATCAGACCATTTAAAGCCTGCGACCATCTGATAGCGAGAGCGGTCGGCGCTATACGCCGCGCTGACCGCCTGCCCGATCAAAGAGCCGGTCGTACCAATCCATTCGTTCTCATTCCGATTACCACTGCGAACTTCCTGTTTGTTCCAGGCATATTGTGTTCCGAAGAAACCAGGCCCTGAGTTCCAACATTCGTTGACCGTTTCAAAGCGTGGCACCATCCACGACGGCTGATTGGCATTGCAGTAGGTCGCAAGCTGTGTCGTGTAGTCGCCCAAGCTCGGGAGTTGCCCAGTCCCCCAGTCGCAAGTCATATACGGAATGTTGAACCATGGGTGGGATCCCGTCTGAATACAAAGCTCAAGACAAATTTCTGGTGGCACCCCGCCATTGATGCCGTTGGCCGCATTGTATGTATTCGCAATCATCCAGCGGTTAAGGCTCTGGTCATAGGTACACATATTGTATTGACCGGCAAAAATTGGGTCGTTTGCATTAACCGTAGGGCGAGGTATCCCGTTTGGATCTCCGATAGAGATTGCACCCGTTCCGTTAACATTCAGGGTGCCCGTAGCAGTCTGATCCTGTTGAAACCTGCAAATCACCTGTGCCTTGTCAGTCAGGACAAAGCCAGGGCGGGTCAATGTGTATGTATTCCCACTGCCGCCATTGGTCGCTTGGTTAGTGGTGACAAGGCTCGGAGGATAATAATTCGTTGCATAGTTGTAGTACGTGACCGGCTTGCGATCAGCCCAGTGCGACACGCTGCTCGTATTACTGGACTGCCAGTCCATAAACCGAATGACACCGACGTTTCTCATCAAGGCAAGAAATTCCTCGGTAAAAATGCCGCCGGCCGCCAGAGAAGCTTCATCGTCCACATGCACAAAACGTATATTCGTAGGATAGGGCGAGCCCAGCACCTGAAGGCCCAGGACAATGAAGGCCGCACTATTTACGATCACCGCCCGCCCGTTTGCGCCCGTGAGTGAGCCCGAGATCAGCGAACAGGCCGTGTTGCAAGAGAACGTGGTCACCCCCGCTTGCCCGCTGTCCCACAGTAAAACCCAGTTGCCGGGTCGCTCAGCCTGCGTCGGCAGGTTCAGGCCGATTTCAACCCCTCCCGAATGACCGCCCAGGCTGGTCATATATCCATTGGCGTCTTGCAGGGATGGATCCCATGCCGAATGGTCTGCAAATGCCCATTGTTGCGCATATTTGAAGGCGTTCAGGAACGGAAATGTGGCATCCAGCCCCGCACCGGCCGTGCCAACTTGGGTACGACCGCCGTTGTGTGCACTGAGCGTTGCCATGCCGAAGTTTGTACGGAAATAATTATTGACGACCTGTGCGGTATAAACCGCGTTCCAATCTCCCTTGTTCTGCAAGCTGGCACGGTCAAGAAACGCATCGGTGTTGTTGGTGCCGCCAATCGTTGCGTAGTAGGTGCCGGGAGTGACAAACCGATTGGGCCAGGAGAACGGGTTGCTCCCATCCTCGACCAGTTTGATTTTATTGGCCGGGGATGTCGTGTTGTTGCCGGACCCGTTGTCGAGCAGTCCCTGTCCCCAGTTGTAGGCCACATTGCCAATCACGCTGCCGCTTCGGAAGCCGTCTGCCAGCAGATAAGCGTAATTGCTGACGGCGGCGTCGGAGTTGGCGACGATGTTGTTGAAACAGCTTATCGGGTTGGGATAAGGCGCACTGTGTACTTCACCAAGATCGAAGGCACCGCCGCCGTTGGTGGGAAAGCTCGGCCCCGATGCTCGGCTGTCCAGAACCACGTTGTACGAAACGTCCACCGACCCAGAATACCAGCCGTAGGGATTGCCGGCATTGATCTCGTACAAACGAACTGCTTCTGCGGAACGCAGGATCAGGTTGTTGGTGATATTCCCGCCACATCGGCACTTCAGATTGTCATAGACCGCATTGGCGATGATGTTGCCTCTGACGGTAGCGATGGTGCAGTCGTCCTCGATGTAGAAATTGTGATAGTTCGAATTGCGGATGCTGCTCCAACTAGAGTGGTAGCCGTTCTTATTGAAGACGTTCTCTTCGATCAGTAGGTCGTGGACATTGCCCACAATCAGTCCCATGCAGCCTTGACTGAGAATGCCGGGGTTGTCGTGGACGGTACAGCGACGGAAGATCAAACTGCCAGATTGTGCGGTGGTGCCGGAATTGGTTGCTCCGGGGTAGGTGCCGCCCAGCCACTCAATGTTGAGGTCTTCGAACAGCAACCAAGTGTAGCGGTAGCCAATGAAGATAGCCGACGAGACACTCGCGGGGGTGCCTCCCACACTGGGGTCAACAATACTCCTGGCTGTGCAATCAATGCTGGTTACCGCAATGAAGTCCGCAACCGTGGTGCCGGAATTAAACAGGATCTGGACTGCATTCACCAGCTTGGGCCGAGCACCGGTCCCGTAGGCACTGATCAGGATCGGGGCGTTGGCACTAGCACCACTCTTGTTCAGAAAGAACCATTCGCCCGTCCACGTATCTCCGCGTTTCAACAGCACCCAGTCATCATGGCCGGAAGTAACCAGCGACCATGCATGATCTAGCGTTTTAACGGGAGTGCCGGTCGTCAGGCCATCGGCCGCATCACTGCCGCTGGTCGATACGTAGATCAGCCGCCCGCCAGCAGATTGAGTGAATGTCGTCCAGCCACCAGCGCCATTGTTTCCGTATGTTCCAAGAACGACGGTCATGGATTGGTAGATGAGTTGGTGACGGCGCTGCCGTCTTGCAGCACCATGTTGCCGGTCCCGGCAGCGTTGGTGGCAAAACTGGCGGCGGGGCCTTTGAAGTAGAACGTTGGGTTGGAGCCGGTCGGTATGGAGCCGGTGCTGCCAACGTCGACGGGATGACCGGATGAACTGATGAGCTTCCTTATGGTAGCGGTGTCGGAGAGGTCCATCGATAGACCGCCCCAGAAAATCAGTTCGGCAAGGCCGCCGGAATAGCAACTGCCGCCGAAGCCTACAGAACCGAGGAAGATGTAGGCGCTCGGATAATTAACAATGCCATCGCTGGTCATAGTGCTGCCATCGAAGAGATCGATGCCACCGCCGGTGGCGTAGACATTGCTTGCGCTTTGCATACGAGCACCGCCGGCTGTGTTCCAAGAGAACGCGACCCAGCGCCAGCCGAGGGTGCGCCAGTCGTATGCTGTAGCGTCTGCTGGGATACCGCCGAGGCTACCAAAGCCAGAGTTGGGAGCTATATCGACAATCTTTGTTCCGCTACTGTCATAGGCTTGAAGTTGCATGAACGTAGCTTGGCTTCGTATCCTAAGACCGGTTGCTCCAAAGGCTGTGGTCTGCCACGAAACGGGATAACCATTGGCAACGACGTTAACCCACATCGAAACGGTGCCAGCCTTGCTATCCGTGAGGCCGGTAAAGTTGGCGGGAGGGGAGGCACCGAGGATGTAGTCGGTTGAGCCGCCGAACTGGACACCATTGGCCGTGAAGCCGCCGCCGCCGCCGCCCGCAGGGGCGTAGGCCGCAACATTGGTGATGAGTTTGCGCTTAGAGATTATCGGCATCAGGTGAAATTTCCCGAAGCGAACACCGACACGTTGGCGCCGGTGGTAATCTTCCAGGCACCGTTCAGGCTGTTGGCGCCGACCGGGATAAGAAACGGAATAACGCTAGGGAGCGTGCCGCCGGGCCAGCTGATGACCGCCGTGGTGTTGTCCTTGATCGTCACCACCCCCGGCGCAGTGGTGGCCGGAATGACCAGAACGGCCGACAAGAAATCACCGGCGGCCCCGGTCGGGCCGATCACCACATCGGTCTGCGAGGCGGCCACGGTTTCATATTCGGAGCCGTCAACCTGCTCGCTGGCGATTGACACCCGCAGCGTCTGCGAGGTGGTAGCGCCGGCACCGCGATCCGGTGCGGTGCTCGATATGCCTGTGACCGCAACCGTACCGGTGACCGCGACGGTGCCGTCGACGGTGACCGTGCCGCCGGCGTCGGAGATCGGCAGCGGGGCGGCGTTGGAAAGCGGGGTAGCAACACCGTCAGCCCCGGTGACAATCTTGATAATCTGATATTGCACGCCGCCAACATCGTCAGTCGCGACGGGAACGGCGCCGACACCAGTGCCGGGATCAACGTTGATATTATCAGCCATTTATTCCTCCGTTACAGACGACGCGCCGATCACCTTGCCGGTTTTCGGATCACGGTGAATGACCGCCTTGCGCGGCTTGCTCACCGCCTGCATCAATCCGGCGTGCGAGTGCGAGATAGCGTTGATCAGCGCCGCCATGGCCTCGTCGGTCTTGCTCGCGCGGGCTGCATGCTCAGTTTCACGCTCGCGCTCGCGCACCAACCCATCGCGATAATGCATGGTGCGCCGGGCGACATCCTCGTCGGGCCCGAAATCCATTGACTGTTGCTGCGGCTGCATCTGCTGCATCTGCGCCTGCTGCTCGGCCTTGCTCTGTGCCAGTTGCGCCTGCGTCGTGGCCTTGAATTGCTCGATCTGCATCTGATTTTCGGCCTTGGCACGTTCGATCTCGATCTCCATCGCCGCCTTTTCGCGCTCGGTGCGCTGTTCAAGTTCGGCGGCCTGCTGCTTCTGCAAGAGATCGGCCTGCGTCTTCTCGCGCTCCAGCACCATGCGCGCTTGCCCCTCCTGCTGCTGCAGAAGTAGTTTGGCCTTGGCTTCCTCTGTCTTCGGATCGGGCTGCTGCGCTTCGTTCTGGCCGGCGTCGCGGAATTTCTTCTTGATGTCGGCCGGGAGCGGCGATGTCTCAATCAGCACGTCCATGACCGCAGCGGCCTTGCCGGGAGAGAGCATCGGTGCCACCGCCGGCAGGGCCTGGCTAATCGCGTCGTAAGTGTCCTGCATCAGCGTGATGCTGTCGGGCCCTTCGTCCAAGATGATATCAACGTCGAGTTCGCCCACCGCATTGCGCAGCTGCGGCATGCCGGTGACCGGATCGACCGCCACCGTTTCATTGATCTTGACGAATTGCGGTTGCCCCTCGGCGTCGGTGACCCTGATCCACCGCTCGTTCGTCCAGTACGTCTGCACCGCGTTGAATAAACTGCGATATACCCGCATTTTCCACGCGCGCATGTTGAGCATGTACGGCCCAAGTTCGGCGATGCCGGCTTGCTGAAGCAACGCAATGGCGCGGCCGGATGATCCGGGGGACAGGCCCCCGCCCCCGCCACCACCCGCCAGTGCGGGGTTAGGCCCGAAGTTCTCGATTTCCTGCGCTGCGTCGCGCATGAACTCCAGTTGGCCCATGACCGCGGCCTGCTTGGCCTGGTCGTCAAAGCGGATGTCATCGAGCCCGGTGTTGACCAGCACAATGCCGTCGGCGCGCGCCGCCTCCCGCCGCAACGCCTCCACGTTGCCGTCCGCCACCGCGGCCTTGGTGGCGATGATGCGGCGGTTGTTGAGTTCGTGCAGGCCCTTCGACCGGCGTTGGTTCACCTCGTCCTGCGCACTCTGCAGATTGCGCGGGAAGCCATACCTATCGCCCTCGTGATCGACCTGCGCGCTGAACATTAGATATTTGCAGAACGCCTTGCCGTACTCATCGGCAAACGGTGACTCGCCCGCCATCAGTATCTTGGAGCCGGTGAACAGCGCCCATTTCCAGCCGCCTTTTGATTTGTACCAAACGTCAACAAGCCTGACCTGCTTGAAGTCGCCGTTAGCCTGAAACCACTTCGCATCCCTGTCGGAATTGCTGGTGAGTTCGCCGCTGCTGTCGCACGCGGCTTTGATATCGTCTTCCATGCCCGGAAGCAGCTCGATCATCATTTCTTCGTCAACGTACTTGCCAATCCCCATGTAGCGAGCGTCGGAAAAGTCATGCTTGAACGAGCGCGGGTCATAAAAAAACCCGTCGTTATCGACGGGTCCAAACAACACATCATAGTCAGGTGGTTGCATTGGTGGGCCGCCGTTGTGGCCCATCCCGGGCATCATTCCGCTACCCTGTTGCGTCCGCGCCGTGGGCGGCACCGTCTTGAGATCGAGTTCGATGCCAGCCAGGCCGTCGATCGCCGCCGCCTCCGCAATGATCGGGCCGACCTCGTTCCACTTGTTGCGATCCATGATGAAGCGCAGCACCGCGGTCGCCAGGTCGGCGCCCTGCTGGTGCTGTGGCGTGCGCGGATAGGCTTTCGGGTCTTGCTTGAGCCGTTCCACTAGCCCCACGATGCCATCGATCTTGCGCCCGATCTTGTTGTACGTGACGACCGGTTGGCGCCGATCGTTGAACGTCTTGATCTGGTCCGATGTCCATTGCGAGCCGTGGCGATAACGCCGCGCGTTCTGTTGCTCCTGAATTTCCAGCGTCTTGTTATCGAGGTAAGTGGTGTATGCCTGGATGCACTTTTCCAGCGTCCATGAGCCGTCCTTGTTCTCGTCGTTGTCGGACAGGTCGGCGGGTCCACCACCGGACGCGGAGCCGCCCTGCTGGTAGCCGCTCATGCTGACGACCGTATTGCCCGCCATTTGCTGACCCTCAGTAGCTTTGCCGGCCGATCGACATCGCGGCGGGATCAGGCGGCGGCAACGGCGGCCCGCCCGGAATGGCGGTCTGCGGTGGTGCTGCCGGCGGCTTGATCATTGGCTCGGTGCCCGGTGGCGGCAATGGCGGTGCCATGTCGTCAGGCCCCGCGCCCTGCTGCGGACCGCCCAGCGTGCCGGCGAATGCCGTCATCAGCGGCGCAACCGCGCGCTGCTCGTCCGGGGAAAGCGAGCCGATGAACATTGCGAATTTCTGCTGAATGGTTTCCATAGGTTGTCCTTCGCCGGAGTTGGCGCCTGTAAAATGTCAACCGAAAAAAGTGGGGTGTTTATTCAGAAAGAGGGGCGTAAATTGCGAATTGGTAGGGCAGTCATGGCTTGACAGCGTTAGGCACTCTTCCGCCCATTGGAAGCGCCCCGCTTACCCACAATGGGAGAGCCCGGAAACGTGATGCAGCGAGCGGGGGCCCTACCGCTTTCAATAAGTTCGCCAGTCGCCCGGCTGCTCGCCCTGCGGCTTTAGCGGCGCATAGCCGCTGATGTCCTGCGGCTTCGGTGCTTCCTTCACGCGCGCATACGGCCGCGACATGCAGGCATACCGCCACTCATCGCCAGCGTGGTCCTCACTGTCGGTCATTACGTCTTCGTACCGATCGGGATCGTGCTGCAGAAACGGGATGGTGCGGATGCTGTCCACGCAAGTCGAGAACGTCACGATCATGGCGTGGCCTTCGGTGTTGCCGACCATCCGCGAGCGCATCTGATCCCATCCGCTAATTTGTTGGCCGTGCCGCACCCGCCTGTTGTCGGCGCGTTTGAACCATACTTTGCCGTTGCTGCCGGTGCCCATGCTCTCGGCAATCGATGGCCCGCCGTCCTCGATAAAGGCCGATGGATCGAGCACGCCGTAAGCGATGTCATCGCCCTTTTCCCGTTCGGCAATTTGCCTGCCTACTTCCGCCGCGTGCAGCTTGATCCCGACATTGGGCTGCCCCGGCTTCATGCCGTACCACTCGCGATAGCGCACCATGCAGCCACGCGGCAGAATGTGGCCGTTCACCTCATGATCGTCCGACGCCACCGCCCACCAGCCGACCGAGAACGGCGAAGCCGAGCCCCAATCCATCGAGCGGAACCGCATCCAATCCTTCGGGATATCGAACGGCCGGATCACATGCCTGGCGGTGTTCCAGCAGTCGAAGAACGCGCCGAGCGTGACCGACCAGTCGCCAGCGAGCCACGCCGCCACCAGTTCCGCGCTGCCCGAGGCGCGCAGCCGCTGCTTGTAGGCTTCGGCGTCAATAAAGACGTTGTTATCCACCTTGCTTGGAATGAATACCCGAGCGAGCCCGGTCACCGGGTCGGTGATGACCTTGTTGCCTAGGGGGGCTGGGTCAACGTATCTGGCCTTCACCCACTGGTGGCCTGGCCCGCCGGGATTGCCGGTCAGCCGCATGCCGACCG